ATCCTATTCGTGCAGAAGAAGCTATCACTGTCATGCCTAAAAATACAGGTGCAGGATATGTATCTATGAAATATAATGATGGATTACGTTTAAAGAAAGAGGAATGTCTTTCAGATATCCGTCGTCAATATCGTGAGAATATTTACCGTATTAATGCTAATAAATCAGTAGAGGATTATTGTATGTTCGCAATGCGTGGTCATTTATCATCAAGACTACAAAAGAAAACAAGACCTGTTTGGCTTGTTTCAGCATCGACAATTGTTTCAGAACTTCGCTTTTACACTCCGTTCTACGAACAAATCAATAATAAACCGTTTTTCCGTAACATGTGGATTACAGGAAAAGGTAGTTTACCTCGTCTTAATAAGTATCTAAGCTCAAATCAAGATATGATCTTTTATAATACTGACATATCAGCTTGGGATTCTTACCGTGCCAATTGGTTGCATGAAGACATTATGTTAGAACTTCGCAAAAAATTATATCTTTCAAAAAGAGATTTTAAAGAATATAATTATTGCATTGATTCAGCAATCAGAACCAAAGTTTTATTTCCGAATGGTAATGTTTGGAGAAAAACAGCAGGAATTATTTCTGGTACCGCGGGTACTTTATTATTTAATTCATTACTTAATACTATTGGTTCATTAACAATTATGAACATGATGAAATTATTTTCTTTTGAAGGAGAATTTGATTTCTGTGGAAAAATAGTATGGCCTAACTGGTTAGGTGATGATTTCGCCTTTTTTTCCTACTACAAAATCGACCTTGACAAATTTGCTCAAATGTCGTTAGATTATTTAGGTGTTAAGTTAAAACCTGAAAAAACTATTATAGCTCATAATTTAGATGATAGAAAATATCTGGGTTATCAGTTAAAAGGTGGTTTTTTATATCGCGAAGAGAAGGAATTATTCCAGTCTTTACTATATATGGAAAGACCAATGTCCAAGGAGTATTTTTTTACCATCTCATTTAGTAGGTTTTTTAGTTATTTATTATTGGGTGGAATTAATAATATGAACTTTGTCAACTTTTTTTATTTTTACTGTGGTAGATATTCTAGTAATTTAAAAGATAGTGATTTTTGTTATCGACCTGGTTTCGATAATATTTTTAAGCTTCTTAAAGATGTATGGAATGTTAATATTCCAGCTTTTAGTTTAGCAACTTTAAGATCTATGAACATGGAACTTATGAAATATGTTCTTTTATATGGTCATGATCTACGCTTTACTGAATTAGTTCAATAAAGGGAATGTAGTTTTTTTTAAAAAAAAAAAAAAAACAC